TGTTTGCGTGAGCCCCAGCGTGTCGGGGAGAAAGAGCGGCTGCGGTTTCAAGCCCTCCGGCGGCATGACGGTTAAAAGGGTGATGGTGCCCGCTTCAGAACCGAGGTATGCCACCTCGGCAATCAGCATGTCGCGGTCGATCTTGAGGCTCGGCAACGCGCAACGAGTAACCGTATTTGCCTGCCACAGATTGCCCGCCGCGTCGCGGTGCCCCGTCACGGTCAGATCGGCGATATACCCGCGGGACATGCGCCGGCCCGCTTCCCATTGCGCGCGCGCCGTGTTGTAGCCGGGATCGACGCTGATCCCGTCCATGACGATGACCTTCGGTCGATAACGGATACCAGGGTCCTTTGCCTGCCCAAATAACGACCAGTGGCCATTGATTGCGTCAGGCGTCTGCGAGACTACCCAATAGTTCGAAAACCGCTGATCGACCGAAAGCCGCGCTTCGTCAGCCTTGCAATTAACCCCCTCGACAAGGGCGGAGCCGGCACGCTGCGTTCCGAGGTTGGAGAAGACGAGCCGACCCTGCGCATCGTCCCACATTAAGACTTTGGCGACGCGGGCCATGCTTTCGAGCAACTCCGCGACCGTCTCACCAGGATTGACCGAGAACGGCATCCGATCATCGAGAACAGCACTCACGCCGTCGCCGGCGACCGTAATTCCGAAGGGCTGGGCAACCTTGGTTGCCTGAGCCCCGATCGTGCCGCCGATGAATACCCAGGGCGGCACTGACGGCGGCGCCAGGGAGCAATCGACCAGATCGCAGGTTTTGCTGCGCATCTCGGCACGCACGACATGACCATTGGCGTCAAGGTGCGGCCCATAGAGATCGGCATACCCGGTCAGGACCAAATCGTCACCGATCGAGGCAGTGCACGCCGCGCCTGGCTGGATCGGTGCCGGTGAGGCATCTCCGGGGTAGCGTTCGGTGAATTCGAGCACGAGGCCCGACGGCAAGCGCTCCAAACCACGCACCATCCGATAGCCCGTCCAGCCGCTGACTTGCTGGCCGTTGATCGTTACGGTCAGGATATCCGCCGTCATTCGGTCAAGGCCTCGATCTCGAGTGGCATGAAGCCAGGGTGCGGCACAGGGTTCCGCGCGAGAATATCGCCATACCGGGTCGCATCGCCGTAAAGCCGATAGGCAATGACCAGAGCCGGCAGGGCGGCGTTGAACTTGGCCCGCCTGACGCTCCCGAGCGGCCCGCCGCGCGCCTGCAAATCAGTGATGACGGCCACTCGGGCGGCGTAGAGCGCCGAGGCCGTCGCGTCATCGAAGATATCGGCGCAAAACAGCGCGAGGCCATCGAGAACCGCCGCGACCTCGCTACTGACGCTGGCCGCATCTTCGCGCGAGGTCGGCTGATAGACCGCGCTCGCCCGCACCAGGCTTCCGGCGGCGGCGATCCTCAGCCTGGTCGCCGCCCGCACCGCGAGCAGGAAAAGCTGCGCGCCGATCGGGTCGTCCGCGACGCCGCCCGTGGTGATCCGCGCGATAAAGCCGCACAAATCGACGAGGAGCCGCACCCCGTCGGCCGGATTGGCGCACGCGCACCGCACGGCCTCGGTCAAGGCGACCGCATTGGGGCCGAACGTCGCCGGATCGGTATCATCCGCCGTCAGCGCCGCGGCCGCCGCGCTGACGGCTTGTTGCTCGGCGACGCCTTGCGCGATGAGGCCCGCAAGGCTCGTCGCCGCGTCGACGAAATTGATGAGCGGGTTCTGGCCGTAGAAGAAGCGACCATAATCCTTGCCGTCATCGAGCCCGTAGACCACACGGAAGAGCGCCGTCGCGTCGCCGGCGGCGTTCTCGCAGGCCGCGGCGAACTGCGTCGCGGCGACGCCGAACGAACTGGCGAAGGTTGAACTTGCGGCGGTCATCAGAACGCCGGCTGCGCGCCAAAAGTCGGCTGGCTGGTATCCGTCACCGGGATACCGCTATCGGGCGCGGCGACCCCGCCTGGCCCGACTGCCGCAATGTTCTCGATCTGCGCGGTTCCGGCCGGGGTTCCCGCTTGGGCGGCGCCGGCCGACAAATCGCTGTTTGCCGAGGCGTCGATGTTATTCGCCGCGGTTTGCGAATTGGCCTGGGTATCGGGGGCGGTGCCGGGATAGAGGATTTGCCCGGCCTCGACAAAGGCCAATTCAAAGCTGACCCGGCGCTGCTTGTCGACAACCATCGAATAGCGCGCCGGCCGCTGCGGATCGGGCTGCGCCAGGACCGGCGCGCCATTCGGCAACACCAGCATCCCAGGCCCCGGCTGCTCCAAGGCCGCAATCAGAACATCGGCCTGGAATTGCGCGTCGTCGCCCAGCACATAGGCGTGCAGCAGCCAGCGTCTTCCCCGCCGCCCCAGATCCTCGGCGTAAGGGATATCGCGCAGCGGATATTCGTGGAACTGGCCGCGCCGCCCGACCTCGCCGCCGCTTTCCTCGACGATGAACGGCACGCCACGGAACGAGCATTGCGCGACGGTCGCCTGAAACGGCGTCGCGGGCGCCGGGCCGCCGACCAGCGCACCGATCGGCAACAGCGGAAAAGGACCAGCCATCGATTAGGGCTGCTGAAACGCCATTTGCGTGCGCAAGGTCAGGTCGGATGGACCGTTCGCCGAGGCAACCCGGGTGCGCGTTCCGGCCGGCGCGCCGTTGAGGTCGATCACCACATGGTGCGTCGTATCGAGGCTCTGGTAGTCGGAGCCCGAGGCTGCATTACCCGAGGCAAGACCGCCGATCACTTTATCGACCATTTCGCGCGAGGGGCCGCGAACCCCGACCTCGTTGCGGATCATCGCGGCGGCGACGGCGGAGAGCGTCGCCGCATCGTGCAGATTGAGCGGTTGGTCGGCGCCGAACCCGGTCTGGCTTGCCGCATCGACGATGAGCTTCGCGGTATCGTTCTCCGATGGGGGCGCCCAGCGGCTGATGATGCCCCGCAGTGTGTTTAGACCATGCTGGTCATGGTAGGTCTGCAGCAGGTGCAACGTCGCCTGGACGCCGAGCTGTGGGGTCGCAAACGATTGAAACCCGCCGCTGACAGGCCCGGCAACAATTCCAGGCCGGCGCAGGCCGCCAAAATTGTTGATCGCCAGCTCGGTGCCGCTCTGCCCGGTATCCGGCGGCATCGGGATCGAGCCGACATTGCCGGTCGCCGGCGCCTGCAATTTGCTGCCCCCGGCCGCACCGCCGTTGCCGGGATGGTTCCGGCGCCACCAGGCCGTACCCCAATCGGCACCCGGCGCAAGGCCGCCGCCAAAAACCGCGCCTTCGCTCGGGTCCCGGAAACGCGATTGGAAGTCGGGGCTCTTCGCCTGTTCGAGTGACTTGCCGGCGAGAAAACCGTAAGCGGCCAAGACACCGCCGACGCCCGAGGTCGCTAGGCCACCAAGCGCCCCGGCGAGGCCCGTGACTGCCCAAGTCAGTCCGATAAACCGCGAGGTCAGAAGCCCGAGGCGAACGAAGAGCGCGGCCCCCATGGCGGCGCCAAACACCTCAAACCCCGCGGAGGCCAATCTCAGGGAGCTGGGACTGTCTTTGACGTCGTTCATCCATTCGTTCCACGTCTTCAAGAGCGGAACGAAGGTCGGCGCCAATTGCGACCCGAGCGCATCCTTGAGGCCGAGGGTCGATTGCGTCGCGCCGGCATAGGCGCTTTCCAATTCCCGGCCGGCCCGGATTTGGTCGTCGCTTAAGTTCCGGTTGCGCTCGGCGGCCTTCATATACGCCTCAAACGCGGCCGGGCCCTGCTGCATGACGGGCAGAAGGTCGCTCACGCCGAACGCATCGGTGATCTTGCCCTGGGTCAGGGCGGAATAGCGCGGCAGCTTTTTCACAAGGTCGACGAGCAATTTTTCGGGAGCCTGGTTAAGATCAAGGCCGATCTGTTTGGCGGCACTGATCGCCGCCGCTGCCTCGGGCAGCCCCAGCTGCGCAGCGCGTTGCGTTTGGACTAACTGGCCCAGCGCGTTATTTGCCGCCTCGGCCGGAACACCGCCGAGCTCTGCCGCGCCCTGCAGGCGTTGCAGCGTTCCGGTTGGGACACCGAGCCGCCCCGAGAGGCGCAACAAGCCTCCCGAGCGCGAGCCGAAGCTTTCGGCCATCGCGCCGATCCCGGCAAGCGAGCCAAAGCCCATGGCGAGGCCGATCGGCGGCAGCAACTTCCCGGCGCTCTCGGCCAGATCGCCGATCTCGCGGCGACCGGCGCGCAGCTGGTCGACCGCGCGGCCGACGCCGTCGAGATGCCAGCTCGTTTGCAGCCGGCTCTTGACGTCATCGATCGAATGCGCCCAGAGCCGGGCGCGGCTTACGCCCTGCGCGACTTTCTTGTCGGCCAGGTCGACGCCGCCCGCCGGCTGTTTCTTGCCGAGCGCCTGGCCGACATCCCTTTGCGCCCGATCGAGCGACGGGCGGTCGACTTCGGTGACCGCCTTCAGCGTCACCCCGAACTGACCCGCGAAATCGACCATCTACGCCTTCTTTACCAAGAGAGCGCGCACGACCGGAGGCGGCCGCCCCTCAAATTCCTTGATCCAGAATTCGGCCTCCGACCAGGTCAGCGCGTTCCAGTCGGAGGGTTTCCAGTTCTGCGGCCAGCCGGTCAAGACGACGAGGCGGCGTCGCCAGCCTTCGGGCCGGCGCTCGTAAAAAAATTGAGGAAGGTCATCGCCTTGTTGTATTCCCCGACCGGCATGCGGATGAGCTGGCCTGGCGTCGTCTTGCCGGTCAATGCGATCAGCGTGCGATCGCGCTCGATGCCTTGCTTGCGATAGGCTTCCTCGACGTGCCCCAGCACCGGCTCCGAAAGGGTGATCTCCTCGCTATCCTCGCCCCCGACCTTGATCGTGGCGCCGGCCTTGACGCGCAAGGTCATCGCCGCCGGGTCAAAGGCCTCGCCGTACCATTCGACAAGTTTCGGGTCCATTTCCATGCGCTCGGCCCCTTAGCTGCCGTAGTTGAAGGGCGCGGTTTTCGCGATCGTCAGCGGGCCCGGCGAATGCCATTCGCCATCGAACGTGCCTTCGGCCGTGTCGACCTCGCTCGTCTCGTGCGCCCACATGTTGTTGCCCGAGATCGACTTGCCGGCATTGGTTTCGATCGTGACGGTGATCCCGGTCGCATATTGCAGGCTGGCGACATCGAGCGACGCCTGGTCGCGGAATTTCCCCTTGATGAAGGGAACCCGGACCTTTTCGATAAAGCCATGCACCCCGTCCATCCCGACGCCATCCTCGCGGGAGATGAGCGCCCCCTGATAATGCACGTCGCTGACCGCCATCATCGGCCGATCGTCGACCGTGACGAAGGTGATGCCCCCCAAGGCCTGACCGTTCGCATAAAGCTGAGCCATCGTGAATTAGCCCCTCGACAGGAGTAAAAAAGGGAAAAAGCTAGTTGGTCACCGGCTGCATCAAAATGGCGTTGATGTCGTAGTCGCCGACGATGATCCCCGGCCACAGCCAGTCGAGTTCCTTGGTGTTGTTGGGGTTGATCTGGACCGAGAACCCGGCCTGGAAATCCGCCGTGTCCTCGCAGATCCCCATCGTCACCAGGTCCTGATAGAGCCCGAGCCCCTTTTGCGTCGCAAGCGATGGCGTGACGACAGGGACGCCCGGGCCGAACCGCGTGCCGTCCTGCGCCAGGCGTTTCCCGGCGCGGTAGAGGGCAAGATTGACCTGCATGTACGAGAGCGCATAGGCGATGCGCGCCATGTCGTCGATTTGCAGGAAGTCGTCGTCGGGCGTGTTGGTGATCGGGTTGTTTTGGTAGGTGGTGATGAGCTTTTGAATGCTCACCGTCCCGTCCGCCGCAACCTCGAACGTCGAGCCGCCCGAATAGAGGAGCGCGTTCTGATCGTCGATATCGAATTGGTCGGTCGCCGCCGGCGCGCCGACGCCCTCGAGCGCCGTCCCGTTGGAATTGGCGCCGGGCTGGGCGCGCTGCAGCTGCAGATAGGCCGCGGCGATCGCGGCCGACCATTCGTCGCTAGAGGTCGGCGAATTGGTATTCGGCATGATCGAGGTGAAGGGATCGTTGCGCGCGGCCAAGGCGGTTTCGCTATTGCCGAGCGTGTCGCGGCGCGCGCCAAAGGCCAAGGCCGGGCGGCCGACCGCCCAGGACCACAGCCCGGTAACATTCCCCATAAAGGTCGCGAGCGCGTTGAGCGCATTGACATCATTGCCATAAGGGAAAGCGACCGCGCCCCAGCGCTTGGTCGGCAGCGTCAGGAACGACGCTGTCATCTGCGCATAGGGATCGGTTGCGCCGCCCGACATGACGACGGGGCCCGCTGCCGGGGTCACGATGAGGCCCGGCGGGGTGAATTCGTTGTTGGATGGCCCGTAATAATTGAGGCGGATATCGGCGTCATTGCCGGCTAGCCCGGCATTCTTCGCCGTGTAGGTGACGTTCCCCGAGCTCGCCGACGCGGTGACTGGGAGATTGGGGTTGGCGTTTACCGCCGCCGCGACGGCCGTCGCGACCTGCGCGGCCGTCATGCCGCTCGTCACCACGACCGGGACGCCGGTAAAGTCGACATAAAGCGCAAGGACGCTCGTCGACGTCACCGTCCCGACAAAGGTCTGCTGTCCGGTCGCCGCGACCGAGGCCGGGTCATCGGGAAGCGGCATGCAATACCAGACGCCGAAGGGGTCGTTGGCGCGGCGCTGCGCATCCATCCGCGCGAGCATCGATCCGGCGCCGAAGAGCGCGACGGCATTGGTCTGCGAATTCATCCAAAACGGCTTGGTATCGATGAATTGGATGCTGTCGCCCGAGCCGACGCTCGTCACCGCATTCGAGAGCGTGATGGTCCCGGCCAATTTCGACGCGACGTAGGTATCGGCCGGGATGGCCTCCGGGTTGGTCCGGTCGATCGCAAGCAGAAACGGGCTCGGCACGACATTCTGGATCGCCGCCGCACTCGCAAAGGTAAGGGCTTCCCCCGAAGCCGAGGCGGCGCTGGTCGGGACCGTCGTCACCTTCGATCCGGTCGGCAGCAACTGCCCGATGATGAGGCCGACCGCGGGCTGCACGGTGCCGTTCGACTGATCCGACTGCACCTCGAAAAAGTCGCCGGGTACCCGGATATTGCCAGCCGGGAGATTGCGGAAAGCGAACATGGATGGTTATCCCCCTATAGGGTTCAAGCGGCCCGCGCGGGATCGGCAACGGCGGCCGGCGCCGGCGCCTCGTACCCCTCGATATCTTCCTCGCGGATATAGCGGCGCCCCGGCGCCATCGTGACGCCCTCGGCGATATTGACGGGCTTGGCCGGCGCCTTTTCCGTGCCGACCAGCATCACCACGCCGAGAGCATCGGCCTTGGCGCCAGCCGGGAGCTTCGACCCCGCGGGCAGCACGTCGGCATCGATAAGGGCAACCGATCCCTCACGATGCAACCGCGACCAGCGCCGGGTCAGTGCCGGCACCGGCCGGAACTTGTCGGCGGGAAGCCGCTGGCGACGCCCCATATCGAGCGGCGTGTGCCCCGCGGGGCCGGCGATCTTCGGCTTGACGAAATACATGACAGGCGTCCTCGCGAAAGGATCAGAAGAGTTGGCTGAGCGTCGCCTCGTCGACGACGAATTGGGCGATCGTCCGCACATAGGCGCGGCCGAAACGCTCGCCAAACCGCGCGCGGCGGATCATCGAGACAACGATCTTTTCGAGGCACGCGGTGATCTCGGCCTCGGCGTCGTTGGCGTATTCAAAGCCGAAGCCGAGATCGAGCGAGCCCTGGTGCGCCGCACCCGAGGCATCGATCTGCATCTGGCCTTCGGTCGCGGTGATCCGGCGGAAAAGCTGCGGCGGCGTTTGGCCGAAACTGCCGTCGCGGATGATGAAGGCAGCCGCAACCCGCTCGACCAGGTCCGAGAGCGTATCAAGCTGGTCGACGAGAAGCGCCCGGCCCGCGCCGTCCTGGTCGTTTTGCGCGGCGCGGCACTCGACGCCGAGCCAGATCGTCGACCAGAATTGCGGGACGCCGATCCCGTTTGAGCGGTCCTCGTTACGCCAGCGCCGCGCGGTGACCGAGATCACCGGCTCGCTCGGAAAGCCCGTCGGCCAATCGTATTCGGGGAAGACGCTCGCGCCGGCGGCCGTCTCAGCATCGACCAAGGCCGTGATGAAGGCGGCGCGGAACGCGCCGCGGAACGTCGTCATGGCCTAGTTGGCGTTGAGCGGCAGCCGGACCAGGCCCTGACCGTCGGGGCGGACCTCGCGCACCGCATAGGTCACGTCGCGGGCAATGAGCTGGTCATTGGGCTGCGGCGACACGCCCAGCGGGAAATCCGCCAAGCGCAGGGTGACGAACGGCCGCTGAGTGGCAACCGCCGGCCCGGCGAGGTCGGCGATCTCGACAAACGGCGCGTCGACGATCGCCTGGATCGCGAACGGCGCGCCGCCGGCCGGCGTGTAGGTGATCGGCTCGGCAAACGCGGCGATCGCCGCCGCGGCCGCCGCGTCGAAATCAACTGCCATTTGGCAGTAACCCGCCGGATTTACGACGTGGTGAGCTTGACCAGCAGGTTCGGCTTGCGACAGATCGGCAGCGGGTTGCTCTCGCTGAACAGCTCGATGCCGCGGCCGTGGTCGAGTATTTTCGGGCTGACAAAGCGCTTCATCCCGACGCGCATGATGTTCGCCATCGTGAAGGCCGGCCCGTCATAGGTCTTGAACGTCTCGCGGGTGCCCATCGGGAAGGCGTAGCCGGTATTCGGCTCGATAAAGCGGTTCACGTTGGGCGGGGCGAAAACGATGCTGTCGCCGCTGCCGACCGTCTGGCCGCCAGGGACATTGGCGCTCATCGTGACCGTGGTCACGCCGATCGCGGTCGCCTGGCTGAGCACCGTGGTGCCGCTGGTGATCCCGGCCGCGTTGGTATAGTCGGAAACGCCCCAGCCCGCGCCGACTTCCGGCGGGATCAACCCTTGGGCGAAGGTCAAGGCTGCCGAGCCCGAGTTCGTCGCGGCGTTGGTCGCGGCCTCGGCAAAATTGTACTGCTGCTGCAGCACGCCGGCGAGCGGCTGGGTCGGCACTTGGGCGTTGTACTCGCGCCACTTGATGCCGCCGAACTCGAAATCCTCGCGCATATCGCCGCGATAGCGCGCCGCGTCGCTCCAATTGACCCAGAACTTGACCACCTGGGGATGGGCGATGAAAAGGTTGAAGAACACCGGATCGACCAGCACCAGCACGCCGGTCATGATGTCTTCGTGCAGGTTGAGCTCGATATAGCGCTTAAGGTCGAAGCACGCCTGCTGGACGTTGAAATTGGTATTCGAGAACTGGAAATTGACGACCTTCTGGGTGATGCCGAACGCGGTGAACAGATTGACGATCACCTTGCCCTTGCCGTCGACGACGATCCCCTTGAGCGCGCCCATCCGGGTGTATTCGCGGATCAAATCGTGCTTGAGGCCGATCATCACGAGGCGCCGCGCGAGCTCGTCCTCGAGCGTGCGCCGGCGCCGCGGCTGCGCCTCGCCCGGGACGAAGGCCCAGCGGTTTTCGAGATCCTTCGGCGTGATTACGTCGACGGTCGGAAAATGCGGGATCTTGAAGAAGATCGCATCCTCATCCGAGCCACCATCGGCCTGCGGCACAACTCCGCGCTCGGTCGCCGACAGCAGGTTGATGAAGCCGTTGCGGTAATTGATCTCGACCGCCGTGGTATCGACGCCGACATCGTCGAAAATCGCCAGCTCGTCGAGGAGCCCCCACTGGTTCGGCAGGACGTCGATCTGCGAGGTCAGGTCGATCGCGGTATAGGGAAAGATGATCGCATTGTCGGACGTGTTGCCAACCGGGTATTCGGGCATCGGTGAAACTCCTTGACGGAAGGTTGCGGCGCGGCGGCTAGACGCGCGCGATCGGGAAGATGCGCGTGGGGGGCGTGGCGAGGTTCGCCATCCAGCCCGCGATCTGCAGCGCCGTGGCGCCCGACGGCCAGATCAGCGTGTCGGGGATGACCATCGCGTCGCGGATCACCGCGGCGCCGTCGTCATTGGTGTCGGCCGCGACAAAAGCGCGGGCGTAAAGCACGCCGGCGGCGATTTGGCTGCCGTCGACCGCCGAGGCGCTGACCGGGAGCCAGGTTCCCGCGCCGGCCGGAACCGCGACGGTGAACGTATCGCCGACCGCGAAGGCGGCGCCGCTGGTGTTGATCTCGCCGGCGAGGTCGGGGCCGGTGAACGCGGTATCCGCGAGCACGTCCGCCATGCGCCGACCGAGCGGGTCAACGACCTCAAACCTCGCATGGGTTTGCGCCGCAATGCAGGTGAAGACGTAGCTGCCGATTTTCGCGCCGGCCGCGGCGGCGACGCCACTCATGTTGCCACCGCCGGTATTGCTGCCGCCCGGGGTGCCCGTCGTCGGCACCGTTCCGATCGTCTGCTGGCCCATCACTGTGCCGACCTCGAGCACGAGATCGGTGCCGCCCGAGCTGTTGTTGATGGTGATGTCGGCGCGCGACACGATGTCCGCGAGCACCCATTTGATGACCGCGCTTTCCTGGCGCGGCGACTGAACGGAAACCGGATAGCCTTGCATGATTGGTGTCTCCTCGCGAGATCAGGGTTGCGCGCGCGACTAGCGGCGGCCGCGGCGCGCTTCGAGCTTCTTCACCTCGCCGGCCATCGCCGCGGCGAGCGGATTGACCGCCGCCGTGCTGCCGCCGGGGCCGAGCGCGGGGCGGTTGCGCTCCATCGCTTCGGACAGCGCGCTTTTCCTCGGCGCGGCCGCGCCTTCCTTGGCCATCGTGTCGAGCAAGGCGATCGCCTGGCGCGACGAAAGGCCGGTATGGCAGGCGAGATGCGCCGCCGAGGCGACACGGCCGGCGGCGGCGGGCGACGATAGGATGCGGGAAATCCGCCTGCGCTCGAGCCGGCGCGCGGCGCGCAGCCCCTTGCCGAATTTGGCGGATTTTGCCTTCTTCATTTCCTCGTCGTCGTCTTCCTCGTCCTCGTCGGGCCGCTCGTCGCCGTCATCGTCACCCTCGGCGCGCTTGCCCTTGCCGCTGTCGTCGTCATCGTCATCGCCCTCTTCGGCGCGCGCGGCGGCCTCCTCGTCGTCCTCGCGCTTCTCGCGCTCGTCATCGGTTTCCGCGTGGCCGGTCGCGGCCTTGTTCGCCTTGCGCTCCTCTTCCTCGCGCTCATTGCGCTCGTCGTCAGTTTCGCTGGCCGAGCGCTTCGCGGCGGCGCGGGTCGGGGCGACGAGATGGGCATAGGCGCTGATGGTGCCGGCGAGCTGCCGGCCTGGCGTTTTCATAGCCAAGTCTCCCTTTGGGTCTTAGGCGGGTTAAAGCTGGCGCAGCAGCTCGAGGAATGCTTCGCCCGGCGCCATCACCGCGTCGGCGAAGCCGATATCGACGCCGGCGACGCCGAGAAACGTACCGGCCTGGGTATCGCGGACCGCCGCGATGCTCAGGCCGCGATTGCGCGCGACGGTGTTGACGAAGAGGTCGCCCATCGCGTCGATGTCGGCCTGAAACCGCGCGAGCGCCGGCTCCGACAGCGGCTGGTACTCGTTGCCTTCGGTCTTGCGGTCGCCATAGCTGATCAAGGTCACGGCGATGCCGGCCTGCTCGAGTGCGCCGGAGAAATCGGCGTGTAGGCAGATAACGCCGACCGAGCCGCTGCCGCCGGTGCGCGGCACGATCACCCGATCGGCGGCGCTCGCCACGGCATAGGCGGCGCTATAGGCATTCTCGGCGAGGATCGCCCAGATCGGCTTCTCGCCGCGCAGCGCGTAGATTTCATCGACCAGATCGAAACACCCGGCGACCTCGCCGCCCGGGCTGTCGATATCGAGCACGATGGCGTCGATCGCGTCATCGCCGATCGCCGCGGCGAGCGCCTGGCGGATGCCGTCATAGCCCGTCATCCCCGAATAAGGCCGCATCGTGCCGGTGCGCTGAACCAGCGTGCCGCGCACCGGGATCACCGCGATGCCGCCGGTCGGGTCGTAAGGCGTGTCGCCTACGCCGCCGTAATCGCCGCCGTACCAGTCGCCGGCGACCGTCTCGCGGCCGAGCAGCGGCACGGCGCGCCGGCCGTCGACGTTAAGGCTCGATATCCCCAGGCGCCCGGCGAGCGCCGCGACGACGATCTCGGCCTTGGGCTTGTGCACCGCCAGCGGCGTGTTGAACAGCCGCTGCGCGACGAACGGGAACGCCAAGCTCAACGCGGCATCCGATCAAGGACCTGCGCGGCCCGGCCGCTGAAGCCCAGCACGCACGAGCCGAAATGCGCCGCGCGCTCGGCGATCGTCGCGACCGGATGTTCCGGCTTGACCGGGGCGATCCCGACTTTCTGCGCGAGGGTCGGGCGCATCACGTTGAGGTCCATCTCGACGGGTTTCGGGCCAGCCATCATTTTGCCTCCGGTGAAGCCGACGCGCGCTCGGCGTCTTCCGATCCGGTCTGCCAGGTTGCGAACGGCAGGCCGAGCCGAACAAATTCGTCTCTCTCGACCTTGCGCTGCACCACCACATCGCGCCAATCGAGCCCTTGCTCGGCGCAGACGTTTTCGAGCGTGTCAAACCCGGCGTCGAGGCCGAGGAGAGCCCCGCGGCGCTCGTTGAGCGGATCGACCCAACCGCGGCCCGGGCCCATCCAGCGGCAGAGGCTGTAGGCCGCGCGCGCCTCAAAGAATTCCG